GCTAGAATCCCAGCTGCCGTCATCCTACGACGCCCCTCCGGGTTAGTATGGCTTTCCCGCCATACTAGGGGGAGAAGAGGGCACTCTTCTTCCTAGAGCAACAAATATGCAATTCAGGCACGGACGATCGTGAGAACAAGGGGATGATCTCATGCTCAATCGCATCAATGAGGTCTGAAACTATGTTTACCGGCGGGTCCTGACCCGGGTAGTGTCCCGAGCTCCGGGGTTGCACAACTTCCTATAGGGGAGACTGGTTTGAGGTCAATGTCGCATTTGCGACTGTTCGAGCGTCGCTCTCTGAACGTTAACAACAAACAATCTCATGTTTCTGATATCTCGCTCCATATTTCCGCTTTTTTCATCATGTCGCTTATTCCATGCAACGTCTTTTGCTCGACAACGTTTGGATCATCCTCTCTTCCCACAAGTAAACTGGGAAAAGGTGAGTGCCGGCTATTACGCAGTAGTCGATCCATTTGCCCCGAGCCACATCAGATATTACTCTGAGAAACAGTATGACAAAATGTCAGCTGTGATGATCTCAAACTCGGAAACTCTCGTTGTGCTAGCAGAGGCCGGGTCTAAGTCTCCTTCCAAAGTACCTGACTCAACTTCTTCTACTGATTCCAAAAAATCCTCCCCTGCCCGGGGAAGAAAGATGACACCAGAAGAAAAGAAGAGAGCCGCTCTCTTACTGGCTAACTTCCTCATCCCTGAGGAAGTTAGGCAGAAGAAGGATTGGGGGCCCCTTTGGAGATGGAAAAGCTGGTTTGCGAGGTTCGGAAAGCCAGTCCAAGATTCCTCTATTAGGTTGTTACTCTCGATTCACGAGAGAAATCTCGTCATTATCCTCCGACGTTGGGGGTATGCGCTCTGCACACTGGGCGGTATCAAAATGACAATACCTATTAGACGGGACCTTGTCGAGTTTACTGTCCATCTCTTGCTTATCCTTCGCTCGGAAGGACTTCACCGTATGTTATTACGGATGAAGATCTACCTTTTCTGCGTCTATCAATTCATTGCAGGAAACAAATTAACGTGTACTCACTTTCTAGGAATAAAAGTCGCGCTGACCCACGGGCTACCCCGAGCCCTACCTTTGCGAGTGCGACACCACATTCGCCAAGGGCATGCGGATCACATCCGTATGTGGGTTTCGCTTCTTAATTCCTACAGAGCGGTAATAGACTACCCTTCGAAGTATTCTCTTGGCTTTATCAATGAACCTCCTGCACAAATACAGTCACAGGACTTGACTGATTTTTCAAATTTTGTGGAGAAGTTTTGGCTTACGTGGTCGGCTCGTAATCCAGATTTGGTCAAACCAAGGGTAACACCTCAGGCTCCTATGTTCCTGAACACTGCAGGACCAAATGGAAAACCTTCCGTGTTAAGGGCTGAAATGGACGCCTGGGCCTGGGTCTGCTCAGGTGCCATTCTTAATTTATTTGCCTATTGGCACTCTGTAAAAGTCGATGAGAAATACGTCGAAATGTTCCTGGTTTCCGTGTCGCGTGTTATCTCTAACGAAGGTATTGACGCCTTCGTTGGAGATCGTGCGTTCGTAAACTGGTCGGGAGATATGGTAATCAAGACAGGACCTGTTACGGTTTCCCACTGTGCACCAGATGGTAAATCGTTTTCGCTGGACGTCGAGCCAACGACCCTCGATACTTTCACTAAGTATTCTTGGGCAGTTTCCTGGTTGAGAACCTTATGGAAGGACTTTCGAACTAAAGGTTCTCTCTCCAAGTCAGGACAACAACTTTGGAGTGTTTTCTCTTTCGTATTTAGAGATCCTCAGATTCTGAACCCTAAACCAGGTTCAGTCTCAACCCTAGCTTTAGGGCGATTATCTCTAAAATACGGAGAACCCGTTCAAAAGGTTCGTTGGTTCGCAATAGTCGACTATTGGAGCCAATCATCCTTGCTTCCTCTCCACAATTACTTGTTTGACGTGTTACGAACGTTTCCGGCTGATGGAACTTTCGATCATGGTCTTTGTGCTAAGCGTTTGGGAACGTTTGGTCCACGGTATTGGTGTTTTGATCTTAAGGCCGCCACGGACCTTATACCAATTCAACTATACCATGTTGTCCTTAGTCGTTTTGTTGACCCCTTACAGGCGACTGCTTGGGTTCGTCTCTTGACGGGACGTCCCTTTGTTTTAAAACAAGGCTCGACACCAAAAACCATGTGGAAGTATCACACCGGGGATCACGACTCGTCACGTATCCTTGACGTCGGCATCTATGGTAGAGGGCAGCCTATGGGAGCACTCTCTTCCTGGGCTATGCTCGCCTTAGTTCATCACCTGGTGATTTTATTTGCGGCATATAGGGTGCTGGGGACAGTCTTTGAATTTTCTTCCTATGGCGTCGTCGGGGATGACGGGGTCATAGCGCAGAATGAAGAGGTCGCCAAAGAGTATAACACTGTATGTGAAAAACTCTCGGTGGCCCGTTCACCTGCCAAAGACTATGTTTCTAGTAATGGATTCTTCCATTTCGTGGAACGAGCGTTCATGAAGTGTGGAGTTGAGATATCCCCTATGTCTCTTAGAGAAGAAGTGAACGTAAACACACTCCAAGACCGATTGATGTTTCTTAATCGTGCGCTGGATCGTTCATATTTTACTCTAGGAGGGAATGCC